CGAGCTGCTCGCGGCCCGCAACGGCTACGCGGCATCCGTCACCGGAGGGCAGGGAGGCGACCAGTATCTGGTCACAGCTCTGTCGGGGACCGGTGCGGGCAGCCTAGCCGACGCGGTCTCCGGCACCACCCCGAGGATCGTCCACTTCCACCCCAACGTCCACGGCATGGCGATAAACCTCGGGGCGATGGTCGACGTCGGCGCGAACAAGACGATCGACGGCCGGGGCAGCGGCGTGACGCTGGTCAACGGCGGACTCAACGTCGGCTACGGGATGGCCGCAGGCTCCACCGGCAACGTCATCATCGCCGGGTTCACCGTCAACCCCGGCGTCCGCGTCCAGGAGGACGACGCGGTCCGGATCGCCCATCACGCCGACCTCGTGTGGGTCCACCGGATGACGCTCGCCGACGGGTGGGACGGGCTGCTCGACGTCACCGCGATCTCCGGTCCCGAGCTGCGGGTGACCGCGGACTGGAACTGGCTCGGGCCGCATGTCGGGCCGGTCAACTACGCCAGGTGGAAGCTCGTACGCGGTGCCGGAGACCCCACCGCGCTGTTCGCCTCGCCACCGGACAACAGCAACGTGGACGGCAAGGCGAGCCTGTGCAGCTTCGTCGCCGGCGGCGGCGTGGTCGACCCGACCAAAGCCCGCAACGGCAAGGTCACCCTCCACCACAACCTGTTCTGGCGCTGCTGCCAGCGGCAACCGCGTGTCCGCGGCGTCTTCGTCCACTCCTACAACAACTACGTGGCCAAGTTCGGCCGTCCCGGCGCTGTGAAAAACGAGGCCGCGGTCGTCACCGACTACGGCGCGCTGCTCGACGAGCACAACGTCTACGAGGCGTACACCGAGGGTGAGGCGCACAACGTCTCCGCCTACGAAGGCGCCGCCATCCTCGTCACCGACCGTGACCTGGTCGCCGTCGACGTGGGCTCGGCGCCTGATCACGCGGTCAACCCGACCTGCTGCAAAGTTGTCGCCCCGCTGCTGCTGAACGGCGCGACCGTCGAGCAGATCCGGGCTGCGTCGGTCCCCGTGCCCCCCTACGCCTACACCCCGGACACCGCGGACGCCGCGTTGCAGGCGGCGCTGCTCGCCGGGTGCGGCGCCCCCCCGCAGGAGTAGCGATGGCCGCGATCGTCACCGCCGCCGAGCTGGCCGACTGGCTCGGCCGCGCCGACCCGTTCACCGAGACGCAGACCGTCGCCGCAGAGACGTTGCTGGCCGGGACGCAGGCGCAGATGGAGGGCTGGCTCGGCCGCCCGCTCGGGCTGGCGCGTGTCACCGAACGGGGCGTCTGGGACGGGCAGCTCCTGCGGCTGACCCGCACGCCGGTCGACACGGTCCACACGGTGACCGTGGACGGGACAGCGGTCACCGACGGATGGGAGGTCCGCGGTGGCGGCGGGGTGTGGTTCACCGGCATCCCCGTCTGGCATCTTTCGCTGACCGGCGCGCCGGTCGCCGAGGTCGACTACACCGGAGGCCTCTCGGGGACCGCGTTGGACGCCGCGAAGCTCGCGTTGCTGAAGATCGTGTCCCGCGACGCTCTGCCCGCGTCGGCGTCATCTGAGACGTCCGGGACGTCCGGCGGGCGGCCGGTCCGCAGGCTGTCACAGGAGGGCTACATGGTCGAGTGGGAGCCGTCCTGGGGGGCTCCGCTGACGCTGTACGGGGACAACCAGATGGTCGACCCGGTTCTGGAGACCTTGCGTCCCTGGCGGAGGGTCCGGGCGTGGTGATCGGCCTCGACCACGAGCTGGTGCTGCTGCGAGGCACGTCGGCGACCACCGACGCCGAGGGGGTCACGACGGAGACGGAGGGTGAGACGCCGTTCGGCGGCTACCACGCGCTGTTGACCGCCCGCCAGGTCCTGCTCGCGGCGCAGAACGGGGTCGTGGCCACGTCGGTCGTGCAGGTCGCCTACTCCGATCCCGTCGAGTTCGCCGACGGTGACCGGATGCGCTCCGAGGTCCGGGGCCTGGAAGGTGTCTGGGCGCTCCGCTCGGTCGAGCCGCACCCGGTGGTCCGCCGGACGCTGTGGGACCGGGTGCAGCACTGATGGCCACCCGCCGCGCGCAGGGCCGCACCGGGCTGGACGTCAGTCGGCACATCCGCGCCGCGCTCGCCGCGCTGCCCGGCGGGGTCGACGCGGCGCTGGACCGGGTCGCGATCGCCATGACCGCCGACATCCAACGGTCGTTCAAGCCCGGCACCGGCAGGGAGTACCGCCGCGGCTCCGTCACACACCGCGCGTCTGCGCCGGGGCAGCCTCCCGCCGTCGACACCGGCAGGCTCCGCGCGTCGATCACGTGGCGTCGCGGCGGCACCCACAAGACGAACTGGCGGGACGTCGGAACCAACGTCCTCTACGCCGTCGAGCTGGAAAAAGGCACGTCGAAGACGGCGCCGCGGCCGTTCATGCTCCCAGCCGCCGAGCGGCTGCGGACCTACGGGCCCGCGGTCGTCGCCGAGCAGGTCGAGCAGGCGCAGCGGCGGGCGGTCACGTAGTGGCCACCGTCGGCGCGCAGATCCGTGTCCTCCTCGCCGCCGTCACCCACACCGCCAACAGCGCAGGCACCACGACGCTGGGCGGCAGGGTGTACCGCCACCGCGCACCAGAGAACACCCAGTGGCCGTACGTCACGTTCCGTGACCCGGTCACCGAGACGTCGGTGTTGCGCGGTGACGGGGTTGGGTTGGGCCAGGAACGCCGTCTCCAGGTAGACCTGTGGCAGCAGCTCACCCCTGCGCTGGCGGGGGAGGACCACGGCCTGCCCGACCGGGTCCGCGCCGCGCTGGACGGCCGGAAGGTCGTCGGCGCGCACCGGCTGCGTGTCCTCCAGCGCGTCCGCGTCGACGACGACGACCTGCAGGTTCTCCACGACGCGTTCGACATCGCGGTGGCGCGCGCCGTCACGGCCTGACCTTGCATCTGATTGCTTGCTGTTATCGTGGCCATGCGATTCCGAACGTCGCGCTGGGGTCGTAGGGCCTGCCCGTAATCGACGGGATTGCCCTACGACCCTGCGGCGCCTCTGCCCCGCCTGACCCCGCGCAACGGCACTGCCTGCTACGGTTACCTTGCCGAACGTGAGGCGAGCGCAGACGGCTGCCGGTAGCTGACCGGCCCGAGACGAAGCCTCCTGAGACGACCCCGCCTACGGGCCGAGGGTCGCGGGAGAGTGACTTTCGGGCATGGCCGTTGACCGCCAGTCAGTCGTCTACGACATCTACGACGTCAAGCTGTACCCGCTCCTGACCGACGAGGTGGGCGCTTCACCCACCTACGGGCCCGCAGTCGACGTCCCCGGCATCGCCGAACTCTCGCTCGACCCGAACCTCGTCACCGGCGAGCTCAAAGGCGACGGCGGGAAAGTCATCGCCAAAAAGGGCCGCCTCGACCGGATGAACGGCAGCATCACCTACGGCAAGGTGGCGCTGGCGGTGCTGGAGGCCTCCATCGGCGGCGCCGTCACCGACCCCTCCGCCGGCGAGGCGCGATGGGTGCTCGAAGGCGACCAGCGTCTCCCGTACTTCAAGTTGGAAGGCAAGTCCGAGGACGTCGAAGAAGGCCTCGGCGACCTCCACGTGGTCCTGCCGAAGTGCCAGATCACAGGCGGCACCTTCCTGCAGGGTGCCACCGAGACGTTCACGCAGCCCACGATGACTTTCGAGGCGTTCGCGCCGGACGGCACCAACGAGTTGATCGTCGTGAAGTTCCTCGCGAACGTCACAGAACTGTCCGCATGACGGACGAGCCGTTGTCGCCTGCGGTCCTGCGTAACCGCGGTGTCCCCGTCGAGGTCGCGGTGCTCGGCGAAGACGGCTGGCCTGCACACACGTCCGACGCCGTGGACGCCGCCGTCGCCGTCGAGACGCTGTACCTGCGGTTCGACATGGGGACCATGCTCGACTTGGAGGACGCCCTCGGCGGCCGTCAGGGGATCGCCCGGTCGTGGACCGAGCAGCCCGCGAAGTACCAGGTGGCGGCGTTTTGCAGCGTGTTCGGGTGGGACGCGGTGCAGGCCCG